TATCTATAACTCCTTTATTATAAGCTCTAAGTTTAGCTTCTTGTTCAGGAGTAAACGATTTCATCATAGGGTCTGGCATATCTACATCAGCTAGTCCAGAATATATATTACTTATATCTGGTTCTTTACCATAAATAGCTTGACCTATCTTTTCTCCTACTGGTCTAGCCACATTCTTTTTAAGTAAGTCTCCACCTACTAGAGCAGCTGCAAATGCTGGAGCAACTACTGTAGAACCAGCTAAAGCTCCTATTCCTGTTCCTATCATACCAGCACCAGCTAACCTATCCATTATGTCAGAGTCTTTAGAAAAGAGATTAACAGCACCTTGTATCGGAGCTATTCTAGCAGCTAAATTACCAGCACCTTTAATTGCTTTACCACCAAGACTTAAAACTTTACTACCTACACTAGCTGCTTTATTGGCTGTAGAAGTTGCCTTAGCTACATCTTTTACTACAGTTGGTTTTATATTAGTCTTAGGTACTTCTGGTTTAGCTTTATCAAGTCCTATCTTTTTCTTAGCAAGGATATTAGTTTTATATTCATTCATTAATTGTTTATAGTAATCAGGAAAAGCTTGTTTTAAAGCATTCTGTCTACTAATATCACCAGTTACAGACTCATAAGACCTTTTGAATTGGTCGAAGTTTGATATCGAAAATCTTTGTCTTACCATTATAATCTCCTATTATCTTTGCCATGAAAATCTAAATTGGTTAGGATTATATTTCGTATTTAATGAATAAGGATTATATCCACTAGATTGATTACCTAAGATGTTACCACCTTGAGTATTAAGATTAACAGTAGTACCTCCACCAGAGTTTCCTCTAACAGAATTATATATACCACCTATCGAGCTACCTAATTGAGCAGCTTGGCTTCCAGAAGAATTACCAGAAAGACCTCCAGCAAGACCTCCTCCAACTCCTCCAATTATACCGCCTATCCAGCCACCGCCAGAAGCAGCTCCAGTTGCAGCTCCACTAGCAGCACCGCTAAGCATATTACCCCAGTTCCAACCACTACCTCTATTAGCATTCTGAACATCAGCAGCATACTTAGCAGCTATATTCTGATTACGTATATCCCAATTCTGATTATCTAATTCAGTAGCTATTTTACCAGCATCATTATACATACCATATACAGTACCTAATGAAGTGAGATTTCTATTAAATTGATTACCAGCTAGTTCATCAGCCATACCATACATATTACTATATATTCTACTAGCTAAATCATTTAGGTTTCTGTTTAATGTATCATTACCATACATAGCTCCAGAAGAACCCATATTACCAAATCTATTATAGTTAGCTTGGTTTTGTTTCTTAATGTTTTCTATAGCACTTCTATTATAATCATTCCATATAGTATTATAACCTTTGTTTACTATATCGGTAAAGTCTTGTGCTGTAGGAGCGGTAGTTAATCTTTCCCAATTATTATCTACCCAATCTCCATAAGTTCCTATACCTTCTCTTGCTCTGTCTGTATATTCGTTACCCGACCATTCCTCATATACTGGAGCTTGTACTTTTTTCTTCTTCATTACTTTATATCCTCTCTAGTTAAAGAATAAATTAACGTATCGTAAAACTTTGGTTTTCCATTCTTATCATTATATATAGAAGCTTCTTTCATTGTACCTTCATGTTTAAATCCCATATCTTTTAGAAGCTTTATTACTCCGTATCCACATTGAGGAACCTCTGCTATTAATTTCTTAATAAGATAATGTTCATGTAAGTAGTCTTTAAATATATGACATATCTCTCTAGCTTTAGCTCCCCAATAAGGTCTACGAATTGCTGTATGAATATTAACTCTTGATATTATTGTTTTGTAAATACTAGGATTATCTAGTATAAATACCGCACAAGGTATATCATCTTCTTTAATAAGAAAAACAAAATCATTCTCGCACATATCTTCAACTAAATCCATTATACTTGTACCATTAAAGTATGTGGTTAAATCAAATATCTTTCTCTCTTGGTCTTTGAACATCCTGTATATTTCTTTAATATCATCTTGAAATTCAGGTTCCCATTTAACTCTAATAACTTCGTACATATTTACTCCTTTTCGTTATTACTTAGGTATTATTACCAAGGCACCTCGGTAAGTTGAATACCATCTACTTCAAATCCATATAGCTCTATTCCTTGTTCTTGTGTTTCTCCGCAGAACTCTAACTGTAATGTCTGGAAGTATTGTCTATCTATAGGAAATCTCTTAGTAACTTGTCCTGTATTAACCCAAGTAGACTCATCCCATTTACTATCAGTTAGCATCTTACTATCATCATCTAATGTATCATCTGGTATTTGATACTTAGCATTTATACTACCTACTTCTGTACCCTCGTATACAGGTTCTTCTTCTTCTGTCTCCTCATCTATTTGAGTATAAGGAGCTGGAAATACTGGATATGTTTTATAATACTTAGTATCATCAGAAGGAACGTTACCACTACTATTAGGTACGAATATCTTACCGCTTATAGTATAATCAGTTCCACTAACATTACTTACTGTACCATATACTGTAGTTAATGCAGAAGTTGTATAAACCGTATCACCTACAGCTAACTTATCCTTCCTAGAATATACGTTAGTAGTTCCTGTAGCATCCTGTCCTTCATCTCCAGCAGTATATCTATTATATTTAACACCATCTATTGTAATATAGCTAGAAGAATAATAACTTACTGTCTTAGTTTTACCAGACCTTGTGGTCTTACCATTCCATACTTCTGTAGTTGTAGAACTCTTTATAGTTTTATCATCATTAGAATATCTAAATGGATTACCACCGAACATAAAGTATCCAGTTTGTGCTGTATTAATAACACAAGCTCTACCTCTATTATCTTTCCAAGCTGTACCACTAGGTTCAGATGATGTCCATATCCAGCTAGTACCTGTTACGGAACCTTGAGTAGCTGTATGAACCATACTACCGTTCTTATATCCATAAGCTTTAATATATTTATTCTTCGTATTCCAGTAGTTTTTATAATCGCTTTCAGTAATATAAGTTGGCGTAGTAATTAAATCATTTGAGTAATTATAATATCTAAATGCTAAATACTTAGTAGATTTAACCTTATCTTTAACGTTTACTGTAGCTGTTGTATGGTTTCCAGTTCTCTTAACCCAAGCTTTTATATTAGCATCTTTTGTAGATTGATAACATATATAAGTTGGTTGGTAAGTTGTATTAAGATAACAATATATTGTACCTTGACCCCACTCAGCAGTATCATAATCACTAGATGTACTTAATTGTTTATAGCTTAATGCTTGAGCAAAGCCACCGTACTTAATAACGTTAACTAAAGAAGCTTCAGTATAAGTTGTAGGTTGAGAACTATACATAGGTGTCAGAGGTCTCAGAGGACTCTCTAATGTGTAATATGTATTACCATCAGCTCCATTATAAGAATAAACCTTTAATTGGTTTTGATAATTCTCATCTATATCATCAGTAAGTATACCAGCATCCCACATTAAGGAATGAACTTGGTTACTTGTATTAGTTATAGTTCTTTGTTTGTAATCTTCAGCACCATCTCTACGGTTTCTAACATAAAAGTTATTAGTACCTTCTTGAGACATCTTAACTCTAATTTCTCTAGTAGTTGTCCAGTTAGTACCACCACTCCATATAAACCAAGGAGATTTCCAAGAGAAGTTTATAGGTTGACCATCAAAGTCTGTTCCTCTAAATTCCTCGTATATTTTACCATCCTCAGTACCTATATATACTTTATTATCAAATTCAAAAGCACAAGTTACGTTCTGAGGTATACGTCTATGGAGCCAGCTCCTAGTTTGTAAGTCTAAGATATAACAGTTCTTACTACCTTCTTCTCCTATTATCGGCATATAAAACATTATATACTTTTTATAAGGATGATATACTGCATATATCTCATCTAGTGCATAAGTATTAAGGTTTAAGAATGTATCTCTAATCTTAGTAGAAGCATCAGCACCTTGACTAATAGCAGAATATATTGTTCTTTGTATCATTGGGTAAATACCGCCAGCAGAAGAACAATAAGTATAATAACCATTATTAGCTTTAACAAAACCTAGTTGGTTATCACAAGTATAGTCTGAATAACTTTCTACATTCCAAGAGTTAGCATCTGAATTACTTGTATTAATTAAGTAAGTATGTTCTCTCTTATGAACTACAATGTATTTATCCCAAGTACCTATTGCTGTGATATCTGAGGTATCTTCCCAAAACTCCTCAAAGTAACCAGCATCATAGAAGCTAGCATCTCCACCTTCAAACATATTGTGAATATTACCAAGGTCTGAATAAATAACGTAAGCTGCTACTGTTTCATTTTGTAATGTAGCACCTACCCATAATCTACCTTGATGAGATTGAATTACCTTTGGAGTAAATCTAGTAGTTGTTGTAGTTGTACTATTTCCATTCTGTACTACAGAAGTATATACACAGGGTATCTTTGTAAAGTTACTTAATGTAATAGGTGTATTAGTGTAAGCAGTACTAGGTGTTTCTACCAATGTTATTGTACTATTTGCTACATCAACACTATCAATATTATATTCAGTATTGTCAATAATGACAACATCACCACTACCTAAACTAGCAAGTTTAGTACCTGTATAAGTTAAAGTTTTAGTAATAGGGTCAGCAGTTGATACGTTACCTATTACAGCTTCTCTACCTTTTCTATAGTAGATTAAATAGTTATTAACAGGACTAGCAGCAACGATACCATTTGCATAACCACAAATTGTAATACCATCACCGCTAGTATCAAATGAAATCAAATCACTAAATGTATCTGTTAAAGGATTGTATTCATAAAGAGTATTTCTATCAGCTACTATCATATATCTATCATTACCTTGAATATATTCATAGCCAAAATTAATACGTCTTAAATTAGGTATAGAGTTAAGAGGAGAAGTTTCACCTTCTATCTTCTTTAACCCTACGTTACCATTCATTGTCCTTATACCAGATAACTTAAAGTATTCTATATTAACCATATCAGGAGACTCAGTACGGTTAGGAGTGCTATTAATAGTAGCCATTGTTTGTACCGTATTAAGTCCACCTGTTAAATTAAAATATGATAAGGTTTTACCAGCCATCTACATTTGTCCTTTTGAAGTTTGAGTTGAAATATTCCAAGAGTCATAAAGTGTTTGAGTAATAGAAGGAATACCTCCCATTATATCTAAACCACTAGGATAGTCTTCTGTTTGAACACAATCCATTTTCATAGCTCTATAAGCTTCTCTATATTTTCTATCATAATATTGTGATTTAGCATCCGCATCATTAGCTCTCCAATCAGCACATACACGATAGATTAATATGTTTCTATGTTTATTAGGTATAAGAGGTACATCACACGCACATTCCATTTCTGGTTTAGTTATACCATTACAATCCATAGCACAATCATTTGTATAATTATGTATATCTATTTGAAGACCTGTTACACTAGGAGTAGGAAATAATCTAATCTCCTCTCCATCCATCCAATAAAGTACAGGGTCTCCTGTTGTATTATCATTCATATATTTATGAGCTTCTACATAATTAAGAACTAATTGATTATCAGGTCTCTTTAAATATCTTATATGTCCATTAGGTTTCTCATAATGAGTTTGACCTTCTACTGTAATTAAAGGACTATCTACTTCCTTAAATTGCCAGTTAGTATTTTCATTATTACATATCATTGTTAAAGCTCTATTGAGTTCTTTCTTAACCCTTCTGCCTTCCGTAAGATTATCTAATTCACTAAAGTCTTTTACTTGTTCGTAATATAATTCATCAAGAATATCATTACATAAATCCATAAAGTTTCTGTTTTTGTTAGACATTTGTCTCTCCTATTTAATTTTCCAAACTAAGAGCTAGGAAGATTTCTCCTCCTAGCGAAAGTTATTATCCAACTATGTTGTTTGTGGGTCAGTCGGGATAGGTTCAGAAGTCGGGTTAGTAACTTTAACAGGAACACTTTCAGATGGGTCAACATTAGCAAGAACACCTCTGAATAATGCTTCTGCGTGAACCAATTTATAACCGTAAAGGTCGATACCTTTAATAAGGTCTCTAAAGCAGTATGGGTCTCTTACAGACTCAACTTTAGAAATTTGTTGAGCTTTGGTAATAGCATTCTTAGTACCAGCTAAGAACGGTAAACCAGTTGTCTTAGTAGTAGTAGCTATAGTAGCACCAGTTGTATCTGTAGTTGTCTGCATCAATTCATTCAAGGATTTATCGATAATTACATCCATACCAGCTACTCTAGATACAGCACCGTCTTTAACAACTACGTCAGCCATATCTACTGAACGACCACCTACTCTGTAAGAAGACATAATAAGTGTGTGCATTTCAGGAGTTACAACTAATTTAGCTCTTTCATCTCTTGCTTCTTCATCCATAGGTTTGAAAGAGTAAACACCATCAGCACCGATAGCACCAGATTTGATTAAGGCTTCTTTTACTTTTAATAAGTAAACAAAGATATTTTCTGAATTGATACCAGTTTTAGGACTATTCAATGTACCATCATTAGCACCATTAGCGAAGTTATGTCCAGAAGGAGCAGAAGCCATGAATGCGTATTGAGCGATTTCTTTATTTCTTAAGTATTTTAATTTTTCACCGTAAGCTGTAGCTTGTCCGTCTAACCATTGTTTGAATTGAGTTTGTGCTTTCTGAACATCATCAATAGCTAAACCGAAAGTAGCAACTTTATCGATAACTAAGTCCAAAGCTTCTGGAGAAGGTGATTGGAAAGTCGGGCAAACTTCTGCGCTTGAACCAAAAGCGATAGCATTGTCTGCTGGAACAACAGGAACAACTATTCTAACTCTGTCACCAGCTTCGGAAATTTCACCAGCATAGTTATCATTGGTAAGATTATCAGTAACACCCATACCTTTAGTACCGTAAGCTACGGCAAGTTTCTTTGAAAATATAATAGGAATTGCACCATTAGCGTTAGTAAGTGCATTTCCAAATGTAGCACTTGTATTGTTATCAGCCATTTTAAAATTCTCCTTTTAAGTTTAAAAATTCTACTAACTTAGAAAGAGTTTATCGATTTCCTTTTGATGTTTACGATAAGTTTCAATATCCATCTTTTCAACATCTTCAAGAGTAAATGGTTTATTCTCAACAATTGGTGTTGATTGTGATTGTTGTGATATTGTATTATTGTTTAATACTTGAGCTGGTTTAACTTGAGCCTTCTCATTGAGAGCTGCTTGTCTACCCATCTCATAAGCTTCTTGAGCTATACTCAATCCACTTTGTACTATACCATCAATATCACTTGCACTTGCACCAGCATCTACATATTGTTTAACAACTCTACTGATTGCTGGAGAAGCTTCAAAGACTTGTCTATTTCTTTCATAAGCAGCATTCATTTCTCTCTGCGTTACAAAAGCATTGACCTCATTCCTCTTAGCTTCTATCTGATTGTTTAACCCTTCAAGCTTATAACGTAATTCGTAAAAAGCTCTAGGGTCTTTTTCTAATAGTTCTTTACCACTAGCATCTATTTTATCAGGTCTATAATCTACACCGTATTCATTACATAATCGAATGTATTCCTGTTGTGCTTGGTTTTCAACTATTGCAAGTTGCTGTTGAGCTGAGAATACTTGGTTATCAGGAACATTGTCTTGAACACCAAGTCTACCTTTTAAATCGTTTAACTCTTTTTCTTTTACTTCGTACTCTGCCAATCGGTCTAGTTTCTTTTGGATTTCATCAGAGACCCTTGGTTCGCCTTCTACAGGTTTTATTTCTTCTGTAGGAGTACTTGTACCTTCGGGAGCTGTTTCGTTTGTTGTAGCTCCTTCTGGTTGGCTATCTGTTTTGGTTTCACTTTGAACGTTTTCCGTAGTTACATCCTGTGTATCAGTTTTGCTTTCATCTACTTCCGTAGCTGGAGTTGATACTTGCTCAGGTTGTGTACTTACATTTTCTTGTGGTTCCATAAATTAATTCTCCTTTACTTAAATATTTCCTTGTGAGTATCACGATACTTTTCTAAGTTTCGGATAAACACTTCTACTGCATCTTGATAACCTATAATGTAATCTCGGTTAATACTTGGATTACCTCTAGTTAATAGTAGTAAATCTTTAAGTATGATGTCTTTACATTCTTGGAATAAGTCTTCTTTTCCATTTAATAGTTTACTGAAACATTCATACTTTTTGAGAAGTTCCTTAGCCTGTTCTATGGCTTTGACGTTATCCTCTGTGGAGTCTCGTCTAAGGAAATTCTGAATAGTTTCATAGTTAAACACTATTGCATACCTCCTTGTTGTTGTAATAATTGCTGCATATACTGTTGAGCAATTCTACCCATATTATCATTTGTATATTGACGTACATCTTGAGCAAATTGTGGATAGTTCATGTCTTGAACACCCATTTGTTGAGCTGCTTGTTGTAATTGCTGATTAGCATTTAACATCTCTACAATCTGTGATGTACCTTGTAAGTTCAATCTATTTAATGTCCATTTAAGAAGTTCAGCAGCATCTACAGGATTTAATATCTGAGCTAAGCTTTGGAATGCTGGGAGACCAAAGAGTTGGAATATCTTCTGAGTTTCTGCTTCTCTTGTTATTGCGGACTGACTACCTCCTATAATAAATCTATAATTACCAGAACGTACAGCTTCATCAACTAAAGCATAAGTTCCATCTTGTAATCTAACTTCTTTATCTTGAGTATCAAATACCTTTTTGAATAAAGCATATTTTCTAACTAGCGGATAAAGTAATCTATGAGCAAACTTATAAGCTTCTCTAGCTATTCTCATTGAAGCTCCGCTATGTATGTAGCTTGCTTCTGCTGCGGTTCTTACTGAACCATCTTGAGAACCTTGCATATACTGAGTAATACCTGTAGCATTCTCAATCTTGTTTCTAGTAAAGTCTAATAAATTATAACCATTAAAGCCACCAGAGAAATCCAACTTCTGGGGCATGTGGTTCTCGGCTATATAGTGGTCATACTCTATGGGTTTACCAGCTTCTACTTTAAAGTTAGGAGCTAACATACCTTTAGGAGTTAGGAATGGAGGGTTACTTACTAACAAGTAACATCTCATCATTAAATCCATTACCATATTTTCTACATCATTTAATACACTCGGTATTAATAACGGAGATTGACCACGACCAGTATCAGGTCTTCTCATATAAGCATCCCAGATATAAGGACTCTGAGGTTTATCGCTTTCTTTAAATTGAGATAAGTATTTACCAGCGATTACAGTAGCTTCCATACGTCTAAGTAATTCACCATCTGGCATCATATAGGTTCCTTCAAATTCTAGAACCTCTACTGTATTACCGTAAATTACCGTATTCTCATCCATCTTCTTAGTTAGAGGATTTCTGTCTATTTCCTCTTTATTAGCCTTAACCATTTCTTTAAGTGATTTCTTTTCTTCACTTGTTAGGTTATAATTTTGGTTAGCTAATATTTGTTCAAGAGGAACAAAGTCTCTATATATCTTACGGCAATTATCCCAATCTTCTACTTGTGATTTATCAAAGTATAAACTGTGTGGGTCTATCTCTTTAACATCTACAGCTTCAAATACTGGAACATCTTCTCTAACTTTAATAGTCTCGGTTACTGTTTGACCAAGTTCATCTACGTATTCGTTAGTAACGTCTGTAGTCTTCTGATATACTTCTTGTTTCCATTGAACATAAAAAGCACCTTCACCTTTTATTGCCCAATCTGAATTAGCTTTATCTATTTCTTTGTTTAAGTTTATATTATACCAATCGTATATCAAACTAGATTTATAAGTAGAAGCTAAAGCATTACTAGATAAATCTAAACCTTCGATATCTACGATAGCTGGATAGTCTTCATAAGTAGCTCTCTGAATAGCTGAGCAATAAGTTTGATATTGTTCATATAAGTCAGGAACTTTGTCTATCTTTGTATCATGAGTATCAGGAAATAACTTCTTTAATATCTCTGCTGTTTCTTTTCTAGAAGGTTCCAAGTCTTTGTACCATACCTTCAACATACCTTTAATATCAGAACAGATAGCTTCTCTCTTTTCTGGTGTAAGAGTAACCTTCTTGTTCTCCTTGTAAAAAAATGTGGTCAAGGTTCTTCTCCTATATTAATCGTTTATCATACTTACCACCGAATATATCAGTACCAACATCTCTTGCTTGGTATTCTGCCCATTCACTAACATACTTCTGTCTATGGTAAGTACAAACTAAATAACTTACTGCATCTATTGGGTGTATTAAGAACTTACGTCTAGGGTCTGCTTTTAATGCACCTGTACTCGGTACCTTTGGTTTAGATGTACCTTCTATAATTTCTACATTCTCAAAATTATGTATTAACCATTTACATTGAGGATGTACTTTAATATGATGTTGACCATGACTATCTTGCATCCATGCGTTGAATTGTTGTATTCTCCATTCTATACTTGGGTTCTTGTTTAGGAGTTCTAGTCTATGGTTATAAAAACCTTCTTGAGCAAACACACTTCTCATTATATCATAATCAGAACCTTTAGTAGTTTTACTTCTACCAGAACTATCTCCGTTTATTATTATTTGATAATTCTTATAAGGTTGAAGTGTATCGCAAACTATATGTGCTGCTCTCATTGTATCCGTATCTTCTATTACAAACTCATATAGTACATAAGTCATATCATTATAGTCTTGACATAAGTACCAACACATAGGGTCTACGTTAAAGTCGCAAGTAAGATGTAGTGGATACTGTGGGTTAATCTTTATTGTCTCATCTATTTGAACATCAGGATTAAATCCTTTAATTGCTAATAGACTTGAACTATCATCATCCTTACCAAGAACATTAATCTCAAAGTATTCTGTAGAAGAATTGTTCTTTAAGTTCTCTATAAAGTCTTTAGGTAAGTGAGTGTTTTCTGTTGTTGGAGCTATTACTCTCCGAAAGTTATGTTGTGGATTTTTCTTAAACTTATCGTAAATCCAACCTTTAGTAGCTTGAGGATTTGTATGTCCGAATATCTGCCATATCCATTTATCTCCCCATTCTGGTCTAGGAGCTTTACGAATACGAGAAAGCAGCATTAGAAAACTAGCTTCTGATATCTGAGACATCTCCTCTACTTCGCACCAATGCTTGTCTATTGATTTAATATCTTCTGGGTCTTCAAAATGTTTAAATAAAATAGTTGAACCATTAGCTAAAGTAAGTGTTTGTTTCTTCTCATTCCAATCATAATTATAACCTAAGTTATCTAGATGTTCTCTATACTTAGGTAATGTAGTTTGTGATAGTAATGAATATGTTGCAGCTCCTACTAATCCTTCACTACGAGGATATTTAAGAGCAATTAACAATCCTTTGAGTGAGCCAGAGAAAGTTTTTCCAGCTCAGGAGCCGAACCCTCCTTACTCATTGATAGAGGCTCACATATTGAGTCATATTTTTAATATCACTCGGAACCTCTATAAACTTACGTTGTGCTGGGAGTAAAGTAATTTCGTAGTTCGACATCTTACATCACCCCCTCAGTTTTAACCTCATAAGTGATAGACTTATTTCTGTCTAAATAGCTCTGAGTATTTATTATATATTCCATTCAAATTATCCTTCCAATTATACCCCGAAGGGTTGGGAGTCCTTTTTCCACTCTAAAAAGGAAAAAACGAAATTGACCATCTTATCTCCGTTTGATGTCTAGGTTAGCTAGCTCCCTAGATTTTGTCCTCATCTAAATTATTTATAATTAAATTAATTGGTTCGACCTGAATTTGTTTTAGGTCTATACCGTTTGCTTCTGCTATCTTAGCAAGTATCTCTGTAGCTTCTTTTGTTTTCTGCTGAGCATTAGCTTGTTGATATTGAAACATCATTGTAGCGAGTATTTGTTCTTTACTCATTGGGATAGCTTGCATAGCTTCAACTAACTCACTACGTCTTAATTTGATAGCATCTTGTATTTCTTTGTTAGCTATTAAGTTTAATCCAGCCGTTACTGCTTCCTTTGCTGGTATTCCCATTTGTCTTGCTGCAAAAGCATAGTCTAATGTTTGAATATAAGTATCAATAAATGTCCAATGTTCTTTTGATAATGCCATTCTTCCTCCAAAAAGAAAAGGTCTTAGGGATTAGCTGGAACCCTAAGTTGACAATAAAAGGAAGGAAGTGATTAAATTTCCAGCTTTTTATTATTTAACATGTCGCTACCTATTCCATATAAAAGGGGCATTTAATCTTGCCATCTACAATCGGTATAGGATTTATTGCGAACGAGTCTTTGTTTACATATCCATACAAGAACCCTTGCTGCCAATTAGGATTTTCTACATACTCTGGGTGGATATCACATAAACAGAAACCTTCATACCAAGCTAGGTATCTGCTAGGAGTTTGCTTAAAATAAGCTCCTCCTCTGTGAGTATGTCCAGATATCCCTGAACAATCATTCTTATCGAGTTCTGCATGGGCGGTATAACCGCTAAACTTTCTTACGATACTTCCATGAGTTATCTTTAATGAGCCTAGTTTAAAAACCTTTGGTTCGTACCCTATATTAAATTCTCTCAACCTGAGTAAGTTTGGCAGTTTCAGGGCATCTAAACTAAATAGCTCTGGATGTTTCATTAAGTATCTCTCGAGTCTATACTCATGATTTCCTCGGATAAATACAATCTCTGCATTCGGTAATATCTTTCTCAGCTTTGCAAAGAATTTAGTTGCTAGGTTCAGTTCTTCTTGTAAACTGTTTATTCTGTCTGGGTTCTTGTCAAAGCTTGAACAATCATACATATCTAAGATATCACCATTCAATATGACTGTATCTACTGGGTTTGCTTTTATAAATCTTAAAAATGCTTTAATAGCTTCCTCATCTTGAAACGGGTAATGGATGTCTGATATTACTACAAATTTATTCATCTAACCAATCCTCCATAGCTTTAATCACTTCCTCTACTGTAAAGCCATAAGCCTTTGCTAATATCTCATCTTGTTCGTTAAAGATTAAGATTATACAAACTGGCTCTCCTAAGGTCATTGGTTCTATGTCTCTGTATAGATAAGGTTTAGCTCCATTCATCTCCTTTTTAATTTTACGTTGTAACCTTCTGTATTCTTTTTCAGCTCCAGCTTCCTGTAATAATTGTCTCTGTAATCTTTGTTGAAGCCTACGTTGTCCTGATTTAAAACTCATATTTTCTTCCTCCTTTATTTGTACCATCTACTTATATTATAACATCTAATTTAAAATTTCTCGTCTTATAGGGTATTATTTTATTAAAATTGTTACATTTCTTAATAATACAATAATGTGAGCGAAGCAAACTCACGCATTCGTCACCTTCATTAAAACTTTCAAAGAACAGTTTTATTACGACCAGCGAGTAATCCATTTCGGTTTCCGAATGCGTTGGTTTTCATTATTCTTTTTTATTAGCGGTTCAAGAGTAATGGAATTACTCCAAAAGCTAAAGCTTTTTCTTTTTGGGTTGTTCATAACAACACAATCTTTGTTTGTAGGAAAGATAGAATAATAGGATAATAATAAGAGGGGGTATATATACTTCATTATAAGAAGTATATTATATATACTCTATTATAAAGAGTATATTATATAGGGGGAGAGAAGAAGAAGGGAAGAAGGAAAGAAAACCTATACTTTATTTCTATTTTTCTCATTGGAAATTTAAAACCAAATCTAAAGATTTTTATTTATATCTATCCAATACATAAAAAGTATTTATCCATAAAACTTTGGAAAGTATTTACTACTTTCTTCTTTTTAGAAAGAGAACCTTTTTCTTTTTATATTTTCTTTTTGGAAAGAAAGTACTTTTCTTCTTTCTTTACCATAGGGGTTTCGAGAGGTAATTTATAACGATTAGATACATTTCTGAACTGAACCAAAATATCCTTGCGCGTTAAGTTAGGGCAGTAATCCCCTTACCCGAACCAAAAAACCACTCCCCCATTCGATGGGAAGGGGCATACCCCTTTGTGGAAATTTGCAAATCCCTTACCAACCAACCGAACCGATACAAAATATTAAAAAACATAAAATATCACTAACCGATATAAACCCAAATTCAGTCCTTTAAAAAACTGGCAATATAAAAAACTAACTCTAACATCCATTATAATAAATGCTAACCAGTACAAAATATACTTAAATACATTTTATAAAATTGCAACCCGTTAACACTCCAAAAAGTATTTTACTTTTTTATTAAAAACTTATTTTATAAGTTGGTGAAATTTATTTCATATATAACTATTCGATATAATACTTTCAGTACTGGAAATTAATTTTATTATTACGTCATATTCGGTCATAATTCTAAAGGATTATAAAAACATAATCCTAAAATCATTCTAAAGTATTAGATAAAATTAGTCCTTTAGTAGGATGTATTATTTCGCATAATGCTACATAATATAAATGTAAGCAATAAGTTATTGATTAATGACTGGCAAGTAACCAGAATAAAAAACTAAGATTAAAAATATTAATTGTAACAAATTCTTAACAAAGTATTGACAATTAAAAGTAAATAGATTATAATAAAAATATCGGAGGTGATAAAATGTATAAGTATAATATTTATGTCGGGATGTTCGACAAGGATACAAAAACTCAAGTTTTAAGTAATACTGAATTTTTAAATACAGTTAGAAAAATTATGAGATTTTTCAATATTGATTATTACACAATATATAAATGTAAAGGACACTACAAACATGAAGACGGTAAAATTATTTGCGAACCTAGCATAAATATTGAAATATGTTCAATGGAAGATTTTAGTAATACACAATTTATAGACCATTTAAAATATAAATTAAGATTAGAACTTAATCAAGAGTCAGTATTAATAACAAAACAAGAGATACAAGTATTATAAAACTATGGAGGTATAACAATGAATAAATTTTATGTAGTCTTAACAGTTGGTAAGCCAATTGAAGTACAATTTAAAAAAGATGTTAGCTTTTATGAGGTATTATGTAAATATACTGATATGTTCGGAGATGACTTAATAACCATAGCAACATCATTAGAGGATGCAATGAAACTTCAAACAGAATGGTATCTAAACTATGGAGACAAAGACATAACAAGAGATATTGAAACAGTACATCACCTAGAAAAATGTTATCAGCTAGAATATAAGGAGGCATAAGCAATGAAGATATTTACAATAAATAATAACAAAGATATTAAAGACTTCTGCAAGGCTTACGGTTTCAAAATTAAAGACTTCAAACCTTTACAATTTGTATGTGAGTATTATGAAACGTCATCGAGTTGGGGTCATAAAGGTAGAGTACTTTACAATAACCATGATATCGGGGTAACCTACAAGATAAGATACTACAACAGAACTTGGGAGTGCTATAGATATCAGAATTTATTAAAGCAACTTATTAGACAAGCTATGTCATACTTAAAGAATAATGAGATTGACTACAGCCATGTACTTAAACCTAAAGAACAAGAGCTTAGAGACTTAAAGAGACTCAGTAAAAAAGACTTTATAAAAAAATATTCATACTTTACAAGTAAAGAATATATAGAAACTAAAAAAGCATTTGTTAAAACTACGGAGGTAAAATAAATATGACAGGACAAGAACTATTACAAGGTATAAAAGAATTAGGAATGAGTCAAGGTATGTATTCAAGACTATATAACCAACTACAAGACGTAGACCAAGAGACTATTGACAGAGTAGCAAGTAACTTTAATGATTTGTTAGATTTTATTATGGAATATGAGGGATAACTTATGAATATATTTAGATGTAAAGATTGCGGACAACGTTCAAAAGAGAATGAAATAATACTAACGATAAATAGTGATAGTGAATGGGTACTTCATTGTCCTAAATGTAACTCAGACTTATTAGAACTAGCAGTTGAAATAACTAGGAGGTACGACAATGAGAAACAATAAACGCAACACAATTAATAAGCATCACAGCTCATACGATAAAGCTACAGAGTACGCATTGCGAGCTATTTATGAGGGATGTATCATCCATTATCAATGCCAAACATTTGAGTATGATAAGCAACACAATGAATTAAAAGTATCAGACTTCTACAAGCCAGCTAGTATATATCAACCTGAGTTTAGTAAAGATAAATTGTTTTGCAATCCATTTGCTAGACTAATTAGACAGGAGGTAAACAGTAATGACAGTAACGAATAAAGATATTAAACAATGGCAAGGATTATTATTTAAACTAACCAAGAGATACTTATCCTCTCAACTAACTCAAGAGGATAGAGAGGATGTTATGCAAGCTGCTAACATAGCTTTATATAAAGCACTCTCGGATTATAATGAGAGTTTAGGTATCCCTTTTATAAACTATGCGTCTATATCTATAGTCAGAGCTATTCATAGAGAATTAAAGAAACTAAAATATAATAATATAATTCCATTTGATGAAGGTATAGATTATATGAGTGACGATACTACTAATAATATAGATAAACAAATTTATAATACTGATATGATAATCAGAGTATTTAAAGCTATACGCAGATTGAATATAGATATAATAAACAAAAAGATATTAGCACTAAAGGTAATGGGATATAGTAATCCCGAGATTGCAAGTAAATTAAATTTAAAAAAGAACCAAGTGGGTGACGCAATTTATAGACATAAACAAAAGTTAATAGATAAAATAAACGGAGGTAGACAATAATGTATGCAGAATTTTCGGATAAGAATATAACTAACTGGCTAAACTTCTTTTGTAACTTTGTTAATAAAGAGGATGAGAAAACTATTAGAACATTCGTAAAAAAACATTCGTTTACTTCTAAGCTAGCAACTAACAGAGCATTATATAATAAGTATTGGAAGTAATGTAAATTAATATTACAAATAAGTTATAATTAAAATGAGAATAATATAACAGATATGATATAATAAATATATGGAGGTAACTATGGATAAACAAGAGTATAAACTAGAACTAGCAGAACAAAAACTTCAAGAGATAAAAGACTTAGGCTATAAATCTTTTAGAGATTATGATAATGCTAGACGATATGAACAAGCTAGTAGAGAATACGAACAGCAATTAAATTGTCCATTCGGTTAAGGAGGTACTATGAAATACAAACCTAGATATAAAGTATATACTACATTTGTAATAAACAAAATAAGATTAAAGAATATGTACAAGTTTTTAAAGAGGTTAAAATTATATGATACAAACTAGATTAGCACATACAACAGATGGAATTATAATAATTAATCCATATACAATAAGTTATATAACATCCTTAGAGGGATACACTACAATTGGTTTAACTAATGGACATACGTATGATGTCACAGCAAGTCCACAAGAATTAATGGAGGTGATTGAGAATGAAACTAAGTCCTTATGTAAAGAGTGTACAAGATGCACTCAGACACAAGATAATACTAATAGATGATGTACTACAAATGTACAAGGATAATTACTTAACAGCTAAAGAATGTCAGCAAGTATTAGAAGGAGGTAAATATGGCTGGATACGGAAATTACAATAGAGGTAATTATGGAGGAGGTTATAATCGTGGAGGTTATAACAATCAAGGAGGAGGACAGCAAGGAGGTTATCAACAGCAAGCTCCAGCTCCTCAACCAATAGACATACATCAAGAGATTGTAACTAGATTAGATTTGTATTTACAATTCAAAGATGTAGCACTTAACGAAAAGGGTATAACTCCAGATGAGTTTATGTTAATGAACCCAATGTTAGGTGGATGGGTAACAAGTATTTTATTAAAACAGGAAAAGGGTAAGTAATGAGATTTAATATTGACAGTACCAAATTAATAACAATACTAAAGAGTAAGACTCTATCTAAAATCTTAGCAAAGATACTGGAAGCATACGAATATTATTCTGATTTTGATACGTTAGATAAAGATGTCTTCTCCTTTAGTATGGAAGACCTTCGTAAGTCTCTGAGATATAAGAATAAATCGACAGTAAGCAGAGGTCTTAAAGCTCTCTCTGAATTTAATATATTTAAAATCCGAACAACTAACCAAGGTACTGTCATAGATTTCAATCCCGAAAAGGTACGGAGGGTTTAATCCCTCCTTGTTTATGTGTTGATAGTTTAACGGTAGAACCCCAGATTGTGACTCTGGAAATGTGGGTTCAACTCCCACTCATCACCCCATTAAGAGGTAACCATGGATAAAGATTATAGAAATAAATATGATAAGTTTAAGATAGCAACAGAAATACTAACTAATAGATATATGTTAGCTACACTAATGGTAAACATAAACAACCTATGTTATTATCTCGAAGCTAGAGAAAAAACAATGCGGTTGCTCCTACCACCAGAACAACGCAAGAAGATACACAAGACAATACAATATAAAGACAGTATAGAGTTCGATAGATTTTCTATTTCCTCAAGATTTTTTAATGCACTAGTACATAAGTACGGAGCGGAGGTTGTCTCTTATAGTTGTGTTCAACTTGATAGTTATTTAAAGAGAACCGATAAAAGTTATAGTCCATCTGAGATACGTAAACGTATTAAGGAATATGCTGAGATGTATACTAGTAAGAAAAAAGCTAGTGATGCTTTAGCAGATGCGATTAATATTACGATGTCTATGGATTATAAACTTATTGATAGTGAGGAACTTGCCCGACAGTATATCGAAGGTACTCCATGGTACGAGAGAGATATATCTGAGGGTTGTAAATACTTAAAGGATAAGTTTAATTTATGACACAAGGTTGGAACCAGTCAGGCTGGAATGAAATACATAATTTAATAGTAAGAGAAATAACTGATAACTCATGGCAAGATAAACCCTATGTAACCCTTAGATGTACAGGGTATCTCTTGCGAGAACTAGGGTCAGAGAGATTTATAGACGAGGTTAAATACCCTATAACAGTCCGAATCTATGGTTATCTGATGGGTTATGTTACGAATGAGTTGGCGGTTGGCGACAAAATATGCGTTAAGGGTTACAGCGATGTTGCCGTACATGATGGTAAGTATAAGGTAAGAGTAACAACAGCAGTAGAAATATATAAAGCTGATTGGTTCCATTATTTTAATAAGGTATAGAGATATGAAACAAACTGATAGAGAAATAGTACATGCTTTTATAGATACACTTCCTGATAAACACATGAAGGATATATATCAATTACTAACTGAAAGATATGACACACATAAAGCTAAGTATCTTTTATTTAATAGGGAGGGTATTCAATGTAAAGCTCCAGAAGGTAAGGTTAGGTTAAGACCGTACCAAATGGAAAGATTAATAAAAGGGTATGGCAACTTTGGATTTCAAAAGCTATGCGAACTTATGTGGGATTACATAGACTACTTAGAAAAGAATACCGAATGTGTATTAAACGGTAAACGTAAACTAAAAGAACTAAGTCTTATATCCCATTACAATATCCTAGGTAAAGGATGGGTAGCTGAGAAGTTTATGAGACTATACCCTCAAGTAAGTGTAACAGAAGACCAGACAGATTACATAGACTTCTTTGATGTTGATAGTAAAGCTATGGCTATAAAATTTATTCAACAGATACCACCAGAATTACGGTATGATAACCAAGAGATTATTTACTTAGTAGATAAATATAATATAGATATAGATAAGGAAGTATAATGGCAGAACAAGTAAACAGAATAGATGATTTATATAGTAAAGATGCTGAGGATAATATATTATCTATATGTCTAGTAGATGAAAGCAAAGTAACTAATATATTATCTAGTCTTAAACCTCAAGACTTCTATCAAAAGACACATCAAATTATATTTAAAGCTATAGCTGATTTACATAAGCAAGGTAAACCTACTGATAACGTATCAGTTGCAGAACTACTAAAGTTTAATGGTGAACTTAATAGAGTCAATACGGTATTAGCTGATGTAACTATGAATTATATTACATCTAGAAACTGGGAACAACTTGTTAAGGTTATTATTAAATACTCTAAGCTTAGATATCTATTAGCATTATGTAGAGACTCGGTAACAAGGCTAGAAAATAAAGAGGATGTAGATGATATAGCAACTACCCTAACTCTTAAAGCTAATGAGATACTAACACGTACATCACATACAGATTTCGTTGGATTACAAGCTGGGTTTATGGAGTTCTATGATGATGTAGAAATCTTATGTGAGTCTGAGTCTGGTACGTTAGGTGTACCTACTGGTATTAGACAGCTTGATAGCCAACTATCTGGATTGATAGGTGGTAAGTTATATCTCCTAGGAGCAAGACCTTCAATGGGTAAGTCAGCACTTGCTCAGCAGATAGGAGAGTATGTAGCTGAGACTAAGAATGTTTTATTCTTCTCTCTTGAAATGAGTACTAAAGAATATACATCAAGGTCTGTTTACCGAAGGTCTGGATTTAATCAAGAACATCTAACTAATAAACCTGATATGAGAGATGAAATACTCGAAGCATTCGCTAAAGCTGGTAGTGAGTTAGGCAACTTAAAGCTCCAGATAATAGATGATAGTAATGCTACTCTCCAAACAGTTGAAAAGAATATCTTACAATGTAAACAACAGTTCGGTAGTTGTGATTTAGTTATCATAGATTACCTACAACTTATGGAACCAGTAGATAAAAGAATAACAGATGATTATAAGATAGTAACAGATAACTCTCAAGGTCTTAAAAGACTAGCAAGAAAATACAAGATACCAATCCTCGCACTCTGTCAGTTATCACGTAACCTAGAAGGTAGGGCAGACAAGAGACCGATACTTGCAGACCTAAGAGACTCTGGTTCTCTTGAACAGGATGCAGATGTAGTTATGTTCTTATATCGTGATGAAATATATAACCCTACTAATCCTCATAGCCGAGCGAAAGCTGATTTAATTATAGCTAAGAACCGAGCTGGTAGGCGAGGGGTTGTTATTCGATTTACATTTGATAGTACAAAAGTTAAATTTATAGAGGAGTTCAGATAATGAAACAACTAATATTATTAATACTATTACTTATAGCATTACCTAGTTATGCTGCTAATTCATTACAAGTTGAGAAACTATTTAATGAAGCTAAAGGGTTATGTACTTTATATCAGAAACAATGTAACTTTTCTGTAGTAAATTATGAAGGTATGGTTGCTCAGACTAGATACGGAGGAGAGATATCTCTTAGTACAGGTATTATTAAAGCTATGAATGAGGAACAACTCAGAGGTGTTCTATTTCACGAAGTAGGTCACGTAGTATTTAGACATATAGAAATTAAAGGAGACCACTATTATACCTGTATGAAAAATCATGACTGTAATCAGGAGTACATAAACAACATGAAACGTCAGCATGAATACCAAGCTGATAGGTTCTCTACCTATATATGTAAGTACGGTAAAATGAATTGTGATTTGATTGGAGCGTTATTAATCTTAACTCCTCCAAAAGATTTACATAAGACTCATGATAGCCATCCTTCTACAGTAGATAGAATTAATGCAATATATAATATATTAAACGGAGATTTGATATATGGATACTAATGCACTACATAAGTTAGGAAGTATATTATACTGGATATATACTCTAAGAAGTGAGTCGTTAGATATAGAGACGTACTCCAAATATTGCGATAAAATATACGAAGCTCTATTAGATATAGCTCCAGAATATAAACCAAAACAAATTAATACAGACTTTATGGATATAATATTAGAAACGAATAGGAGGTTAAACAATGGATAATCCAGATAGATTAATTAATATATCGTGTTATGGTATGAATATTCCTGTTACCATACCTATATATAATGGTTATATAGAACGTTCTACTGTGGAGCAAATAATGATTACTGTAACTAAAAGGGTACTAAGAGAGTTAGCTAATAGACATTTATTAGAGGAGGATAAATAAATGAAAGACTATTATTACGAACTAAAACTTGTGGATGGTGAACACACAGTAGTTCATAAGTTCTCAGCAGAAATAGACATAACTACCTTAGCAGATAATTTAAAAGATTTTTTCAGAGGTTGTAGCTGGTTTGACGAACAAGTAGATAAATTAATTAATGGAGGTACAGTATAATGAAAGAACCAAAATCTATAGAGGACTTAATTTTTGCTTCTGCGTTAGAAGCTCAAGGTATGTTACGTAAACAAAGTATGTATGAGCCTTCGGCTTATCCTCACCGTTGTCAAATGTGTGGAGATTATCCTAGTCATTACAAACTTAAACCCCAGTACGTTGAGGTAGCTGGAGAGAAAACTCCTTACATATTTGTATGTGAAGAGTGTATGGGGGAATTGCCATTATGAAAAAACCTTTAATTGATAATAAATATATTAAACATAAAGATTATACTTCTTTAATAGTTTACTATAAAGGAAATAAATTAATAGGTAAAATAGATACAGAAGATTTAAATAAAGTTAAAGAAGTAGGTCATTGGACCGTACATCAAGGTAAATATATAGTGCATAATTATAATGATAATGGTAAAACTAAACATTTATTTTTACATTATTTAATTATGAATAATACCCCTAATAGAAAATTACCTATAGACCATATTAATCGTGATAAATTAGATAATAGAAAATCTAATTTAAGAATTTGTACAGCAAGAGAAAATAGTTTAAATAGGGGATATAAAAAACAACATAGAAATATTTATCCCATTAAACAAAAAATAAAAGGTAAGGTATATAATTATTTTAGGGTAGAAATAACAAAAGATAATATAAAATATAGTAGTATTTTTAATAATATAAATAAGGCAATACAATATAGAGATACTGTATTACAAAATATTTATAAGGACTTGGAGGTATAATGGTTACAATAATCGAAAGTCCTCTTGCTATTAGTATTAATAGTAAACGACAGTTTATACTTAATCTAAACAATTATAGGAATGCTTACTTCCGTACTCTTAACTCTGCTAAGGTAAACTATAAAGCTTTTATGAAAGATATAATACTAGACCAGATACCAGTACCGTTAGATAAAATAGCAATTCAATATAAAGTATTCAAAGGTGATAGACGTAGATTTGATATAGGTAATGTAACTTCAATCCACCAAAAGTTTTTTGAAGATGCAATAGTAGAACTAGGTAAGTTACCAGACGATAGACACGAAAACCTACCACTAACCTTCAATACCTTTGGAGGTATATCTACTGATAGACCAAGGGTTGAGATTACAATCTATGACCTTACAGTACCAGCAGATGTTAAACGAGCTTACGAAGATTTTAAGGAGAGTATAAAGTAATGGAATGTAAAATAATGTTTCTTATAGTTGTCACTTTGTTTTTTAGTTTTCAGTTTATATGGAGATAAAATGTTACAAACTAAAATTATCAGAGGATATAATTTATATAATTTCTATAGTTACTTATTCAATAAGTATATGTTTAGTACAAGATATAAATACGTATCTCATAAGCTACTCAAAAGGTTTATAGCTTATCAATACGTTAAAGGATTGCGAGGTAATTAATGTTATTAGTAGTTGATATTGAAAGTTATATATATAGAGCTTGTACCGCTTGTAAAACTCTAGTACAAGATAAACATGATAAGTTTATTTACACAGAGTCTTATGACTTACGTAAAGGTATGGATTATATAGCTAACTTTATAGAAGATTTAAAAGCTACGTTCTTAACTAATGATGTTATCTTAGTGGTTGGAGACCAGAACAATTGGAGGAAAAGCTACTGCTCAGACTATAAAGCTAACCGTAAAGATAAAGAGAAACCTGTAATGTATGATATAATACTCAATGAATTATATTCTAACTACGAGGTAGTATCTTTACCTAACTTAGAAGCTGATGATACTTGTAGAATAATCTATGAGGATAACCAAAACTATAATACTCGTAAGTTATTAGTTAGTATTGATAAAGACTTCCACTCATTCCCTTGTGAATTATATGACCCACTCCATGATAAAAAGTTTGTTATCAACCAAGCGGAAGCTGATTATAACCTAATGAAACAAATCATAATGGGAGACAAGGCAGATAATATACAAGGTCTTGAAGGATACGGAGAAGTTAAGACAGCTAAGTTCTTAGATAGTGAACCTCATACTCTTGATGATGTTAAGGAACTATTTAGAGAGAAGGGTCAACTAGAAGACTTTAAGATTAATCTTAACTTAGTTAGTATGGTAAGTATTAATAGGTATAACTTTAATACTGGAGAGGTAAAGGTGTTATAATGAAGACTAGAATAACTATAACAGTATATGATAATAAAGCTTTAGAAACTTTTAAATACAGACCTTTGGATGAGTTAATAGATAGCACTTAAGAAACAGGACATTGTTTTCTGGTTTATAATAATGGTATTCGAGCTTATGTTGAAAAAACTAAAGCTGGATATAAGATGTCAGTTTATAGCTTGGAGGATTAATAATGGTAATTAAGACTTTAGAATTTATATTAGGGTTTACAACTGCAATAACTATTGAGGTAACATTAGCTGTAATCTTTTATAGTATAAGGAGTATTAAGAATGCGAAACACTAAATTAATAAAGGATGCTATAGCTACTATAAGAGATTTAAGACAGCAACGTACTGAGATGATACAAGCTTTTCAAGAAATCTCAGAAGCTATTGATAAATTAAAAGAACAAAACAGTACACTTGCCCAAGAACTTACATTAACAAAAAGAAAACTCTTAGCTTATAGTAATGTTATAGCTAGTGCTGAACAAGCTTACAATCAATTACTAATTGAGAACCAGAAACTAAAGGAGAAACTTAATGGAAGACAGAGTAATATAATTAAAGAAGCTATTAATACTCTCAAAAGACTTTATAAAAGAAAACGCAGAACTCAAAGCCGAAGAACGCAAAATTATAAAGGAAACAAAAACGAATTAAGGAGATATTAGAATGAAATACATAATACAGAATTGCCCTGCATATATACATAGACCATTAAGCACACACGATAGAGTATGTCTTTTGGGTGATAAGGTAAAACCAAATCATAAAGAATTATATGTGTATTGTAAAGACTGTACCGACTGTGTTATGAAACAGATTGTAGAAAGATGCCGAAACGAACAAAAATATCATAAAAAATGGCAGAAAGAAACTGGATTTAATTATGCAGCAACAGGGTTAAGGCTTGCGAATGAAATTTTACAACTTTTAGACATACAGGAGGTTGAATAGATGGATGGAATAGATGATGGTAATGGTACTATTATAAAGACAGGAGATATTAAATGACTGGTGGTGATAACATAAGTAATATAAAAGCTATGTATGATAGAGAATAAAAGTATCTAGATATAATTAAAGGTATTAAGAATGAACTTATAGATATAGAACAACAACCTTTACCTTATGTATCTGGAGCTATTAACGGTTTAATAGATTACTTGGAGGGTATATTAGATGAGTAAAGAAGGTAAGAAATATGATAAAGGTAAACCAATGGTAGGTACTTTATGTAGGATATTTCCTAATGCACTCCTAGCCGTTGGTGAATGTATTGAGTTTGGTACTCATAAATATCCAGCAGTAGATAATTGGCAGAAGGTTGATAATGCTTTCATTAGATACCAAGATGCTATGATTAGACATCTACTTAAACATAACATAGGCAAAGAACTTGATGAGGAAACTGGACTCTTACACCTCTCGCACATGGTATGGAATGCGTTAGCAATATTAGAATTATATATAAGGAGTAAAGAAAATGACAACAGTTAAAAGAATATATCGTTTACAGAAAATGAAAATAGATTTTATGCTAGATGTTATTCAAGCTCTAGCTGATATAGTATTAGAATATTATGAGGAAATACCTAATGAAGTACTAAATAAAATGACTAAGATATTTAATGACTTCCTTATTACAAATGAACGTATTGATAATGCTAGAGAAAGAAATATGAATAACTTCTATAATAGACTAAGAAATAAATACGAAGGTATATTTAATATGGAGGTACAAGATGAAAAAGAAAAAGAAGAAGACTAAGTTAGGGTTCAGCAAGGTAGAAGTTCTTGGGCATACTTTTACTATAGAAGAAACCGAAACCCCTATAGTACATGAGAGAAGTATAGTATATGGTTTATGTATGCCGTATGAAAGTTTAATATTATTAGATAGTAAACAATCAAAGGAGAGTCTTAAACAAACATTTTATCACGAACTCCTCCATGCTATAGATTGGCTCTCACACAATGAAGTATTTCAATATGATGAAGAAACTGTTAATGTATTAGCAAGAGGATTAATGACTATTAAACTGGAGTAAGATATGAGCGAAAGAAGAATACTTGAATATACATTTCCTTTAGGTTATAGATGTGTATGGTTAGAAGGAATACTAAAGGAGTTTAATATAGAAACTAAAGAATCTTGGTTTAAGGATGAGAGTGATTGGTTCTCTCCTGTATATAGATTTGAAGAACCAGAATATCCAGACCTATATTCTATACTATATACATGTCTACCAGAGGAAGGTAACTTTGCTCATGAGTTCGCAGAGATACTAATAGATGCTATGATGCAAACTACTGGTTATCTCGAAGGATGTTTAAAACAAGAGATTGATAATAAAAAAGAGGACGTCTAATTAAAGGCATCCTCTTTTTTATTTTTATACAATTCCCATTCTTGACTTAATCTCACTTATCAAAAAACTACATATAACACTTACTGCTATAAATACTCCCATTATACGGTTTTTCCAAGCTAGTAAGTCTTTTACATCTGCTTCCATATTATCTAACCTTTTATCAAGTCTTTCTAAAAAATCTCTTGTCGCATTATCCATAATTCAATTCCTTTACGATAGCTAACTAGAAAACGATTTAATAGGGGTTAAATATCTTTTAGGTAATCTTTATCATAAATAAGTTCGACCCACCTTAAAATCGATTACAGTACCATTAGAATTAATCTAGTAAAATTTGTTAAAATTTGGTAGGTTAATCTAGTACATAAACCCCTGATTTATATATTAAATTCTGGTGTCGATTATGTTTAGTGTAAGATATATGAACCCATTCAGCACTCTTTGTCTTCTCTAATATTAGTTGGTCATAATCTAAACCAGATTGTTTTATCTTCTCATACAGTAGTTGTGGGGATATTCCGCTTACCCAGATATCTACCGCTTGTCCGTATAGATGTTGGGATGTTTTAGCTCCTCCAACCTTACGGTTTAATATCTCACCACGATAACCAGAAGTAATGATTATAGGTTTATTAAGATATTCTCTTAATGGTTCTAATAGATTGTGAGCAAGATAACCTAGGTTCTTTACTACCTGAGTGGTAGGTATATTATGTATCTTTAATCTATTAGCAGTATCACTATATGTCATTTCTTCTAGTGTAAAGTGTGGTGATAATCTTGTCATTGTTACTTCCTCTTATAATGATTATATATTGTATATATTTTATTCATATCAAACTTGGCACCTGTCCAGTACCAATTTATATTAAAGCATACCCCAGCTCTTATTAGTTTTCTTTTAGGGATATTGAGCGAAGCCATAGCTTCACCAAGGATATCATTTACTTGACCCTTACTCATTGGTATAAACTCTAGGAAACATTCTGGGATATCCATACAGATGTCGTAATCCTTTTTCCTTAGCTCTGAGTAATGTTTAGTAAGGTATCCGTATTGGATTAGGTCTCGTACTTGCATCCCTCGTACTCTTAATAGTCCATGAAATGCACAACCAAAGTCATGTACTATTGCTGGTCTAGGGTCTCGTTCAGCACTATCTCCTGTTATCCAAGCTAACATATCTGGAATAGAGTAGAAGTCTGTTACGAAACCTCTCGGTACTATATAGATATTACCTTTACCATCTTGGAATAATGTATTATCATTACAGAAGTAAAGGTCTTTTTCTAAGTGTCCTAATCTACTTTCATCTGTTAAAAATCTAGCTTGCATATTATCTACCATAATATCTTTTTAGTATATCTAATATATTAACATTACCTAATCCAGTAATAGGTACATTACTTAAATCATAATAACCTTTTTGAATATTACCACCTCTTAGTAATGTATTATAGTCTCGCATAAATTGAGGGTCATAGTCATTACCTCTACCATATATACTATCAGCTAGATTACTTAATGTATTCTTGTCTAGGTATACACCATTATTTCTCATATAATTCATATTACCATCTCCAAATAAATTGTAACCAACTTCCTAATCGTTTGTAGGGAGTATAGTTCTGATATAATACTTCAAATTTTTTCCTATCAGGCTGAGCAAATCTTAGTTCCTTAATCTCTCTTGGAGTCTGTCGTTTATCTTGTTCAGACATTTAACTACCTCCTTTGCTACAGCTTGGTAAGCTTTATCTGGTATCTTATTACTTGCATAGCTATCGACCAAGGTTTTCATACCCTCAGCTATTAAAGCTTCTTCTATCTTATCTACTTGTTCATTCTGTAGAGCTTCCAAAAGGGAGAGGAGTCTCCCCCTCACCCTTCTCCTTACCCTAGAGTAAAGTATATCTATCTTCATTATCTTCCTCTTTTCTTTTTACCACCGCATGCCATAGGTTATTCCTCCTCTCCGTTTGCCACTTTAAATATATGGTCTAGTATTTCTGATGTAATACCGTACGGCTCAAGGCTATTGAGCATTGGATGTTTACGGTATACAAATTGGCAGAACCTTAACTCTCTTTCTACTAGAGGGTTTTCTTCCATAAATTGTTTTACCATATCATAAGTAATACCGTATTGTTCTATAGCTTTAAGAAAGTCTAATGGAGTCATTTTCATCTCCATTATCCTAGCCTGTTCTTTCTGCTGTTTAATTTCCTCGTAGTCTGGGTTCTCTACTACTTCTGAATCGTTCCATATATATTTATCTGGGTCAGCATTGAAAGAATTATAGAGTTCTTCCGATACTTTTACTTGGAAATTATTATCAGTATTAAATCTACTATTATCTAATGTGCTACTGCCATTAAGTTTTCCATTATCTACGTATATATAATACAACATAAATCCCCCCTTATGAATTTGTTCCTAATCGTCTATAACCTAAAGCAGAGAAATAAACCGCATTACAACCCTTTGCTTCTGTTGTTAGCTTAACATATCTTCCAGTACCTACAGGTAAAATACAAGTTCCAGCTGCTACATCTGTGCCGAATGCACGTCCTAACCAATTCCAAGCGGATGTTATTATGTCTGTACTTGCTCTTAATGTATGATTAAAACCAGTGGTTGAGCCAGTCCAACTCGCTTGGAATATAACTTCGTATATATGTCCATCATTAGGTAAATAACTACTTAAATCGTAATTATGTCCGCTTGTCCAAGTTATATTGGAACCACTTATAATATTTCCAGAATTTAAGTTAACCCATTGACCGTCAATAACTTTATCATCTATTCCTATATGACGTTTAGTAAAGAAGTATTTAGTACCACCAGCTTCTTTTCTGAAATAGCATTCAGTACCTACAAGATAGTCTATTTTCGGTGATACGCTCAAGCGCCAACCTACATTATTAATAAATTGTGATGCTGTTGTTGCCAGTGCCGTTGTAGTTGTTACTTTGCCGTTAGTAGTATCTAAAGTAACTGTAATATCAGTATCGCCAGCTTGGTGAATTATAGTAAATCTTACCCAATCATTAAAATATACATTTGCTAATACTTTATTATTATCATCTGGGTTAGTTATATTACCATTCGGTTGAATATAGAATATAAAACCACCATCATTTACACCATCAATAGCAATTATTTCAACTTCTGATGAAATATTAGCACTACGGAACATTCCTGACCATTCCCAATAATCATTAATTAGATTAGTCGATTGCATTTCTGGTAATTCACCATTACACCAACCATCATTAGTGCTACTACTTAAAATACTTGCGCTATCAATTTCACCAACACTCTCAACAAAATCAATACCAAGATTATCCCAAGACTCAACCAAAGGACTATCAGGAACAAATTCATCAGCTTTGTAATAGTACATACTATTAGCATCATCTACACCTACTTGGAGTTTACCTAATGCTCCTAGTATATTATCTGTTGCTGTAATAGGTGTATAATAATTAGTATCTAAACCCGTGAGCTTTGTGCCTTGTATAATAGATTTTAATCTATCTGCTCTCATTGTACGAGCTGTAGTTGCTGTTCCTGTCGTACCCTCCGATACTGTCATAGCAGAATATGTCGTATTAGTAGCTGAGATTGTATCTCCATTAATCTGTATATTATCACCAGCGGTTAAGGTATTTTGCTTAGTATCTATAAGGTCTTGTGTCTTCTTAGATGAATAAACTGTTGTGGTACTCGGAGTAGTATCATCTATTGTAGCCCCTCCTCCACCTCCAGTATCAAGTGCGATAGTCTGATTACTTGATTGATTTAATGTAATAGTTCCCTTTGTCGTACCTCCTTGAGTAAAGGTAATCGTTGGATTGTTTACTGTTGGGATATCAGAACTTAGAGCTAAATCTACTGGGGTATTATATTGGCTATAATAATACTTTGGTCTAGTAGTATTACCATATAAATTAATTGTAGAATTTATATCACCTACAGAGGTATTATTATTTAGATTAGATAATAGATTATCTCCATCTGGATTATTTATTTCATAAGTTTGTATTCCATTACTAAATGTTATTACACCAGTAACAGTCTGGTCTGTGGTTTTATTAACGTAATCACTTAAAGCGGATGATGTTATATAACCATTAGGGTTACTTGAATTGTACGGAGTATATCCTAAAGCAGTTGTTATATCTGAACTTGTTATTCCAGTAATATAACCTTGTTGTCCTACCCAAGTTTCTGTTGCATAACCTGATAAAGCTGAATTGGTTATAAATCCACTATCATTTGTTAAGTCACTTGTTTTAGTAGGTATTACTGTACTACTCGGTAAGGCACCTACATCACTAGCAGTAAGAACAACGGTACCCGTTTGTCCATTTACAGAGTCAACAGCACCCCCACCGCTACCGCCAGCATCAAGAGCAATAGTCTGATTGCTGCTTTGGTTAAGAGTAATTGTACCTTTAGTAACTCCACCCTGAGTAAAGGTAATTGTCGCATTGTTTACTATAGGTATATCTGTTAGTAATGCCATATCAACATTATTATATTTCGGATATGGCAACTTACCAGCAAATCTTAATGTATCCCCTTGGTTTCCTATTACCATATCGCCAGAAGCTACAGACCTAGCAATAATATTTCTATAAACGTTATCACTAACTTTACCTTGAATATAAGAGGTAGTTGAGTCTAATTTTATATCACCACCATTTAGATGTATATCAGCATTAAACGTTTTTGCTTCTGTTACTGTTTGTACTGTGTTAGTAGTAAGTATTGTGTCGTCAACTGATATAGTATCATTAGTTATATCTATCCCTGTACCAGCAGTATAAGAAGAACCTCCTTGTACGTCTGCATATAACTTACCATCCTGATTTACTTTTAATGTATCATTATCGTATTCTAGTGATATTATATAACCAGCACCACTACGAGTAACATAAATAGGAGCTGTTAAAGTAGGTAGTGTGCTATATACTCCAGCATTTATAAATCCTAAATCAGTAGAACTGATAGTTCCTGAACCAGTACTAGGAATATAGTCTTCTTTTTTATACTGAATACTCGGGTATTCTTTATATCTACCTCCGTTATTAATATAAAGACCATGAGTATATCTATGTTCAACATTTTCTACTGTATCTGTCCAAATAGTTTCAAGTCTAGTGCCAGCATCTGTACCACTATAAGCTCCAGAAGCATATAATACAGCATTACCACTATAACCTGTACTAGCATTTACTGTAAACGGATTATCTATAATAGCACCATCTAATTGTATAGTACTGTTACCAGACTGATTAGTAGTAAAGGTTCCTTTAGTTACCCCACCTTGGGTAATAGTAATAGTACCATTACCAACTGTAGGTATATTACTTAATGTGGCTATCTCACTACTATTATAATAAGCTTTACCTGTTCCAGAAGTATCTAAATATATATCTTTATTGTTGGCAGCATTAAGACCTATACCATAATCATCATATACATATATTTCACCACCGTTAGCATTCAAATCAAAACTTGATGCATTAATTAAGGTAGCTCCTGTACTATTATAAGTGGCTATACCAGATACACTTACACTAACATTATTAATATTATTAGTAACGTATACTCCATTTAAGTCATTAGTAATTTGTATCCCATTTAAAGATATAGGATTAGCTGCATTACTTCCATCCCTAGTTAAATATGTATTACTTAAACCAGCTATAGCATTATTAATCAAGTCTGCTACATAACTAAGTTTAGGAACTGCTGGAGAAGTTTCTGTACCAGTAATATTATCTACGGCTATATTAAAACTTTCTACAGTCTCATTAACAAATCTAACTATAGGAGAATAACCATTAACACCTACGTTAGCTAAGGTAATATTATATATAGGAGTAGTAGGTTCACAGTTACCATTATTATTAACTGTTATGTTATACTCATTATCACCACAATTGCATCCCATTATTGTTCTCCTTATTGTTTGCAAACTTTAAGTACACCAGATAAATCACCTTCACCTGATATAATTATTCTTTCACTACCTGATATCATAGTTATAATTAAATAATATTCTGCTGGGTTTAAGGTACTTTCATTCTCTGTTAGAGTCAAAGTAAACTGTCCATTAGTAGGGTCATTAATATATCCATTACCTTGGTCCATGTTAGTCAAAGTAATCTCTATTAAAGCTTTAACTTTATATAAAGGATACTTTTTAATCTCTACTAATATCTCTTTACTAGATAAATCTACAGGAGTACCGTCATTACTTGTTATATTAAATATATAACTACGTTGTTCACCTTGTTTAATTAAGAGTTCAACTCTATCATTATTACAATCGCAACTCATTTAAACCTCCTATTATGCAAATAAATATATTGTACCTGTAAAACTAGAGAAATTGTAAGAGGTCCCTTGTCTTACTGGAAATGTAACAGAGTTACCAGCAGTACAACTAAATGTATAATTACCTATTGTGAAACCCTGTAATGTGCTGCCTGTGTTTCTTAGATATAATAAACCAGATACATTAAATGTACCACTACCACTTGGAGTAGCTGGTGTGTTAGTATAACTAGGAGCTAAATTAATTTCTCCTATAGCTTCTTGTAAATCAGATATTGCTTCTGAATTTGCTGCTATATCGTCTGTATTAGTAGAAACTGTATTATTAATATCTATTAAAGAATTAGTTAATTGAGTATTATTTACAGCAGCATTAGCTTCACTACTTGTAGCACAATAGAATACAACATCTGAATTTCCTTGTAGGTTAGCTTTATTGTAAGGTGTTTTACTAACTTCTACGTTACCTATTGCATCCTGTAAATCATCTACGAAGTCTTTAACAGTATCAAAGTTGGCATTAACTTCTGCTGCTTTAGCATAAGTACCAGCTCTAAAAGTATAAGGTTTTTGATATGTCATTTTATCTCTCCCATTCTAATCTATTGAGACGTTTACGCATCTCACTACCATACCTTCTATAATTCTTACCAACAACCTCACCAGTCGGTTCTTTATAAGTATTCTTAACTGTTGCACCGAGTAAAGGAAGTAGTAATTCTTCTGGTGTAGATTTTCTTCTAGCACCTATATTACTTTCCATAACAAATGGAACTTTTAAATCACCAACTTGTCCTAGTACTGAAGTATCTGCTGGAGCTGTATATTGTTGTCCAATAAATGCTGCAAGTGCTGGAAGTATATAGCTATTAGCTTGAGTTACTGGTGATAAGAATTGTTGTATATATTGTGCTGGAATACCTCTTAACCTAGCTTCAATATTATTGTCAAGTTGTATACCAGTTGGATTACCGTTATTATCAAGTAATACTAAATTACCATCAAAGCTTTCCATAGCATTAGGCAACTTAACTTTATCACCGAACTTATTCCTACCAAGTATAGGATTAATCATAGAAGTTGCAAAAGTATTACCTGTTAGTGTACCCATTGGGTCTGCTACTAATTCTGATACAGGACTGAATGCGTGATATGGAGAATATATAACTTGTCCAGCCAATCTACCAGACCTCTCTTGTATAGGAAATCCACCATATATAGAGTCTCTTTCTGTACCAGTCTCATCAGCTAACTGTTGTGCATAATTATTCATAGCTAAGGAAGGTTGCCTATAAAGCATTTGAGTTTCTAAAGGTAAATCTTTACTAGCATTATAGAATTGTCTAACACCTTGAGTTAATGGTCTATAGAATGGAGCAGATAATTCTAAAGCTGTTTGAGTCCAATTAGGAGCATAATAGTTTCTACCTAAGTAATCACCATAATACTTCTGAACTCTAAAGTTTATCTCTCTAAATGTTTTATTATTACCACCATTCTTTCTAGCTTCTGCTAAGACTTGTTCTATTGTCTTACCATTTTCTTGCGCATACTTCTTGGCTTGGTTTACAAACTCAACAGACCTTTGAAAAGACTCTATTGATTGCGCACCTTTGAAGATTGGATAATTAGCAGCCATATTAACTGCTTGTAGTTTTGTAGACCAATCTCCTTCACCTATATCTTTAGTTAGTTGTTGGTAAACATCTTTATAACTAGCATTGATTGGTAACTTCTCTCCAAGATATCCTGAGTATGATGAAGTTCTTCTAAGCAATCTAGGAAGTTTATCTTCATTAAGTTTAGTGTAAAGTATATCTCTTACTGTTACCCCAGTCATAGGAGCTAGTAACATATTAGTCATAGCATTACCAGCTATATATCTAGGAGTAGCTAGCACACCCATTTTAGCAACACTACCAAGATTATCTAAACTAGCTTTACGAGGGTTGTATGCCTTTTTAAGAGCTTCTATATCTTCTTTATTAAATATGTATAGGTCGTCAGCATACTTAGCTCTCTCGGCTTTATTAAGACCTCTAGAAAGAGAATTAATATCTCCTAAGATATCCTCTCCATTAGCTATTGATGTACCAAACTTTTCGTTTAATAATCTAGGTGATACTAGAACTTCATTAGATTTAAGTTCAGGAAGGGTTCCTTCTACTTTTCTACCTACTTCATCTGCCATAGCTTTTATAGCACCCATAGCACCTTCGGTAGTTCTTAGTTTGTTAATTGTAGAAGTATAACCATCTTTAATAAACCCTCTAGCTAAGTCCTCATAGTTTTGAGTACCATATAGTTTAGCATCAGCACTTCTTGTTTTCTTTAATGCTTCATCTACTAAACCTTCTCTAGCCATATCAGCATCAGTAGAATGTTTAAAGGGTTGTATTAAATTCTTATTATATAAATCAGTACCTTCTTGCTCTAGTTGTTTTAGCTTCTGAATTTCTAATCCATTATCTAAAGCAAACTTTTTATCTTTAAGAGCTTTCTCTACAGTAGCAAGAGGTATATCACCATCTAAGTTACGAACTATATATTGATTTACTGCTGAGGTTTTCATTGTCTCAGGATTAAACCCAGCTTTAACTAAGAGGTCATTAGTTTCTTTTACCATATCTCTTAGTTCTTTTGTAATAGCTAATTGTTGTTCAGTACCTACCCAAGCTCCTTTAGTTGGAGACTCGATATTCTTAATAGCTACTGCTAAATCTTCTGGAGTATATTGTTGTAACTTAAAAGATTTATTACGAAGGTTTTCTACAGTATCAGCTACACCAGCTTTTGACTCAGAAAGTATTTGATTAACTTGTCTACCTTCATCTGTAAAACCTCTAAGGCTAGATTTAACTTTACCCTCTGGTAGAGCTTTAATACCTTTTTGTACTCCTTTACCAACTATCGGAGCAGTAATAGGTAAGGTATCTAATGCTGCATATACAGGATGGTTTACTACACCAGCTCCTATATTCTTAGCAGTCTCTATAGGACTCTCAGTAGCAATCTCACCTAAGCTAGTATTATAAGGACTAAGAACTAAGTTAGTAAAATCACCTAACAAACTAGGACTTGTATTAAGATAATCACCAGCTTGTTTAAGTTTAGGTAAACCTTCCTTTACTGGATGCATTAACATATTAAGTCCTTCACCTAATAATGTAGCTGAACCTTTACCTATATCTACTATATCTTTCTTAGCTCTCTGTCCAAAGGATAGACCATAAGTACCTTCATTAATCTGTTGTACTTCCACCCTATTAAGGGGGTCATATTTTAATCTATTTAGACTAGCATTTATTTGTTCACCAGTCATTCCTTTTGCTATTGCACTATCTATAAACGTCTCTCTTGACATTCTATATTCCTTATCTGTTTAGTTCAGCTCTTTCTGCATCCGATAAACCAAAGTTAGGGTCAACTACTTGAGCATATTTTAATGCTTGAGGAATTGGAGTACCAGATTTAACACTCTCTAAGTAAACTTGTTCACCAAGAGATAATGTAGGTTTATCAGAACCAGCACCTCTAGCTGCTGTATATCTATCAGCAACTCCCCATTGAGTACCTCTATTGTATTCTGCTAAATCTCTAGCTCTGCTATCTTCTAACATAGCTCTATAATTTTGTTCTAATTGAGAAGTTTGAGCTATCAATCTTTGAGTAGCTAACTGAGCAGCAGTTCTTCTATCCATACCGCTCTGTATCATAGCTTGTTCTTCCATCTTAGCATTGTTATTCAAATTAGCTAACATAGCATTGTATTGACTTTGTAATTGTATCTCATCTAGTTTACCAGCAGTTTCTCCTCTTTGTTCTGCTGCTTTTAACATAGCTTGAGTAGGAGCTTTACCTATTGTTTCTTGAACATTAGCTCTAGATTGTATATCAGGATTAAATACATATTGTAAAGCAGCCTTAGCTATATCAGGATTAGCAAACATATTCGGGTCTACGTTTAGATGTTGACCTAAAGCATTCATCATATTTTGATTAGCTATATATTCTTGTTGAGCTTTTAAATCAGCAGCAGCTTGTTTCTGTTTAGCTAAAATATCAGCTTGTTGTGCTTCTTGTATCTTTAATTGACCCATTAACTTATCATAATTACTTGTAGTATTAGTAGGTAATGGAGCCATTTCACTAGGTTGGTCTAACTCTATAGCTTGCATCTTTCCTTTGTGGTCTATGAAATAAATAGGCGCACGTCTAGCTGGAGTACCAAATACTCCAAAAGCATTTACCATTTGATTAATTTGATTTTGTCTTTGGTCTGCTTTCATAGCATCATTAAATTGACCTAATATAGCACCATAATCTAAACCTTGTGGTTGATTATCTATTTGTGCATAAGGTCTAAGACCACCTAAGTCATAAGGATTTTCTGGCACAGGAGCCATTCCGTTCATACTCATTTGTTGTTGTTCTCCTTGATTAGCATTTTTATATAATTGATTTATTAAATTATTTTGACTAGCTAGATATTCATTTGAATAATTTACAGGCTCTACAATCGGTTTTAAGGAGGGTTTATAAGGTTCCGAATGTAAGATATCCTGAATTTCATTCCACCCACCTTCTCGGGCATCCTGAGAGTTCTGAGGGTAAACTCCATATCCAGATTGACTTACAGGATAAGAACCACCTCTTACATCATTCTCTATCTGATTAACAGTATCTTGATTACCATTAATCATATTATCCCAAGCTTTTATTTCTTCATTACCTCTA